TTTCCAAACAATGGAATACAATTACGTTTTATTGCAATAGCATCAAATGCACCTTCAACTAATATAATAGGCAGTTTCCAATTTATATGTAATTCAAATCCTACAATGTCTTTTGATGCAGGCGGATTTTTATGTTTGAACTTATCTTCAGTATAATATGCACGTGCTACAAAATAATTCAAACTACCATTAGCATCATAACTAGGAATAATAATTTTACCTTTATAAGGACCTTTTCTACAATATCCAATTCTATATTTTAAAATGTCATGAATAGTAATATTTCTACCTTTCAAATAATGAACCGCATTTCTATATTCAGGACTCATTTCTTGTAACTTCCATAGTGGTCTATATCCTTCTGGTAACTGTAATACTGGAGTATCTGTAGTTGTTTTACTTGGCTTCCATTCTACATCATCTAATAAATCAACTAGTTTAGCTATCTTTTCTCGTTGAACATTTAATTTACGAAATAAGACTGCTAACTTTCGGCCGGCCGCATTACATACCCAACAATGCCAGTATTGAGTAACAATGTTAACTTCCATCTTCTTTTTATTATGATGACAAAATGGACAATGGAATGCAATATTATCATTAGAATTAATCTTCCCTCTACCCATTACAGATTCGAGAAGACTTATGACAGAGAATTTGCTCATTTGCGAATTAATTAATTATATAACTTCATTATCATTTCAATACTTTCAATAATAATGTTTTCTTAAAGATAAACTTTAATAAAAATTTTATTAATATGAATATATTAAATATTTCTCGTAAGCTCAAGTTTTTTACGAGCTTTTTTACTCACGCAACCAACTTTCCGGTATAGTCTTTTCTGCCCATAAAATATCATGTTTATCACAATACATTCCATAAGTTGTTTTACTGCCCTTTCTAATTTTTGTATTTGCTGATTGAAATACCATTCTTATATCTAGTTCTGGGTGTTGTTTCTTAATTAGTAAATGTTTCTTGCGATCTTCTAATACCCATCTACCCTTTGTTTCGACTAGTATGCCATTTGGTAATGTAAAATCGATTGTATATGTATGATGTGTTTCTGGTTTGATGTATTCAATAACTGTGGTTTCGTATTCAAATTTAGTTTTTGATTCTGTTAATTGATCTGCAACTTTATGTTCAAAGCCGCTTCTGTAACCATGTTTAATTGCATTTGATCTAGCTTTACTTATTCTTCTTGCCATTTATGTAATCCCTTATTCTGTATGTAATATAACCTAAAATTGGTGTACCGTAAATTATTGTTAATAGACTTGGGTGTGGTTCACCACAAACACCCAATATATGTCTAAGCCATTCTATCATCTAATTGTTATGTATCAAATCTTACTTCTATTGTTGTATCGTAACCGTCATCTTTTTTAAGTGGACGAGACAATTTACCAACCGCCAAGAGTCTTGCATTGTCATCATATAAACCTATTGTTGTTATATAAGGATCCCAATCCGTATCAGTCACAAACGACGATATTTTTGCCTCTCTTAATCCTTGGGCAGATCTATCAAGTATTGTTGGATTCGTTGTAAAGTTAAACTCTCCTCTTTTAATTTCTGCAGTATATGAATTTTCTGTTATTTCAAAGCTATTTTTAAAAGACGCGGTACAAAATTTAGAAATTCCATCGTATGCTGAAGATGGGTGGGTTATTGTTATTATCCCATGTTCATGCATTACGTTTCCAACAAATGGAGTTCCATTTGGGCAATTATAGATAAAATCTCTTTGTGTCGAGTCTAATGCCTTGTCAAATATTTTAATTTCGTCAAGTGCACCAGATATTGGCGACATGAACTCGCGGGCCATTTTTCTAATTGGATTTCCTGTTCCTGGGTTTATTCTATACAATCCATCATTAGTTCTTTCATACTCTCCTGACCAAGTTAATCTGGTTGCTACGCCAAAATAAATATCATCTTTATTTTTGGGATCACCCATATCCGACTGTGTTATTGCGTGGGTTAGAGTATTATCGATATATAACTCTAAATTTGAACCTGTTTTTTGGTACAATATATGTTTAAATTCTATGCCTTCGTCTGTGAATAGGTGATCTTGAGATGCACTAAGTATATATGTATCAACTCCGTCATTTCTTCTAGCCAATATTTGTCCAGGTCTACCAACATTACCATCAATTAAAGTCATACTACAACTATTTATTGGAAGAGGTATTATGGCTGAAGCACTAAACATTGCGCCAGGTTCACTACCACTTTGAATAGGTGGAGTATTTCCTTGTGTAACTGCTTCAATATTTAATCTAATATGATTTCTTTCTGCGTCAGAGGTTGCATTTGCGCCTATATCATGAAACTTTGGAAAAACATGAAAATTGCTTGAGCCTGTTATTGTAGGATTGTTGTGCTCTGGCTGTATTAAAATTGGTAGATCATTGTGCTTCCATCCGTATTCTGTCTCGGTGCCGCCAAAAGATGTTATTATCCCTGCTACTTCATTAAAATATCTATATTCTACAGTTACACTAAATGATGGATGAGAATCTATTGCATTATATGATCTTGACGCTATATTAAAGTAATCATGGGCTCCACTAATGTGGGCAGTTGTTCCTGGGTAAAAGTGTGCAGCTCCTAAATCTATAACGGTCGTACTTGCCGTAACAAATGCTCCTAGGTCTGGAGCCGTTGAAGCTGTGTCTGAACCACTGTGCCAGTAAAATACATGCCTTTCTTCAAAGTCTGATCCAGATGCTGGAGTATATCCTTCCGGTTGACAAGAAAGTATAAAATAGCTTTCTGTAAATTGTGTTATTAGTGGACGACCAACTTGTTGGAATCCATCAACAGTTGAAGTATCATTTTCTTCTGGTGTTCCTGCAATTCCATAGTTATTAAATACGTTACCTTCATCTAAGACTACTTGCATGTTTTTGTGTCCTGGGCCAGCTGCAAAGTTTCCAAATTGTGAAAAATCACCAGCTATTGACGATGTCATAACTAATTCTGCTACATATATTGAAGTCTCACCAGTACCTGGTCTATATGAATTCCAACTAGAACTAAGTCTTAGTATTGATTCTTGGGTGCTAGACGCAGTTGCGCCTGTCTCTATTCCAGCGTTAACAACAGAAACAATTCTATCCATAAAATTGCCAACCGAAGAAGTAACGTCTCCGTGTACAGATATATTTGGGTATTGCGCTTCTGAAGCAGAAGTTATTATAAAGTCTACTGATGTTCCAAGAACGTCTTTTAGTCTAAAGCTGGCAGATTCTGATGGCTGATGTAGTATGTTTCCTTTTCTGCTAGGTCCACCAACAACAGATACACTATTGACTCCTGATTCAAACCTAATACCATTAACATTAGACGCCCAAAGGTTGTTTTGGTTCCAAAAATAAGGACCAAAAGAAGAAGATGCGTCTTGCCATACAAAATCATTTCCTGCATGAGGACTAAAGTTAGTGTTTACAGTAGAGCCGTTTTGTTTATTGAGGTGGCCACTATAGCCAAAGGTTAATCTTGAGTATGTTGAGTTTCCTCCTCCACTGTCAATATCTGCACTTATCATTCCTATTTTTGCTGCATACGCTGATTGTGTAGCTGCAGAGTTTATGTGATTAACAATTGCCGCCCCATCGTTAAATACTCCTCCTGTAGAAGGAATAAATATTTGGTTTGAGTTATTTGATCCAGCTGGTAGAGAGTATGTACTACCCGTGATAACAATTTCTAGTAGGTTTGATGCGTCTCTTCCTATTTCAAAACTAGCAGAAACATCTGGGTTTGCAAAATTACCAATACCAAAGGCAATTGAAGCAGATGCAGCTGATCCCGTTTCTATGCAATTTTTAAATACTCTAAGTAATTGTCTACTAGATCCAGAATAATTTTGTTGGAAGAAATTTAATTGAGCTGCTTCTCTTGTTCCTGCCGTTTGATTGTACATAACCAAATCAAATGGATATTTACTTCTCCATTGGCCAACTCCTTCAGGGTGATCTCCTTGTCCTGATGTAAGTATATAATTAAATAGCCTATCGGTGTTTGATTGAGATGGAGGAAGTTGGGCCCATAGAGATACTGCAAAGTCTTCGTCTTTTCTAAAATCTAGTTTTTCGTGTTTTTTTGCTGTAAAATAACTATATTTTGACGGGTCATAGAGATTTCCTTTTTGACCAGTTAACATTGCTCCAGATCCGTGTTTACTTTTTGATGTTATAAATACACTACTTCCCTTTGTTTTTGTTTCATATTGAGATCCATCTTTTATTTCTACAAAAAAACTAGGACAATGTCCTTTTATTCCATCTTGGTGATATGGGTAAAGTTCGTTAAAGCCCCAATATCCAACCACGCTTCCCGTTATTGATCGATATACTTGTAAAGGATTGGATATGCCTCCAGCGGCTGTATCATATAAATTACCAAAACCATCTTCATGTAATACAACGCTTCCGCCTTTATTTATAATTTTTAAAGATGGATTATCTATATCAAAATTTATATCGTTTTCTAAAAGCTTGTCTCCAAATAATTGTTGAGGTATAGATATTATTTGAGCAGTTCCATTTAATTCTCTATATTCATTTCTTGTTGGTTCTACGCAAAATGATTTGTCAAGCTTAACGTTTACGGCGTGGGATCCATTATAATAGAGGTGAGCAAGAGAAGTGTGCATACTTCTTTTGAAAAAACCATTTGTTGTTGTTAATTCGGTGTAGGTTGTTCCAGCTATTGATCCGGTTAAAAATTCATCATGTCTTAGTATTCTTCCAGAATCAGAATCCTTTAAGAATGCATTTACATGCAGTGAGTCGTAACCAATAACCTGATAATCCTCAAATCCCTCATGAGAGCCTATAAAGTCAACCAGTCTTACTTCATATTGTTTGTGAGCGGTATACTTTGTTTTGACAATGTTGTCCGTTCTAAACTTTCTAAATGTTGTAGACATAACATTACCCTAATCTAGTATTCTAACTTAATTCTGATTAAAGCTTCTCTATTATATGTTTTAAGTAATGGCTTGCTTAATTTTGCAACAGCCAATAATTCGTTATTATCGTTGTATAAACCAACAGTTGTTATATAAACTTTAGGATCCTTAAAAAAGGTTGGATGTGTAAACGTTCCTTGTGAACCCGAAGTAAATGTTGGGTTATTACTAAAATTATATTCGTTGTTTCTTAATCTAATAAAATAGTGAGAAGCATGAACTGTTTCTTTATTTCTTGCAGCAAAATATCCTGCGTCTGATAAATGGTCAAAAAAGAAAGTAGTGTTTTGATTATTTACAGTTACTGGATCTGCACAATATGCATATGATTCAGAATTTATATTTAATCCTATTTCTCCGTCTATACCTTGCGTATCTAAAATCATTACCCCATTGTCTGGATAAAATAATCCGTACTCTGTGAAAGGAGATGTTCCAGCTGGACCATTTGCAATAGTACCACTAACAATTTTATATACCTTACCGCCTTCAGTAATGCTTCCATCAGATACTGAAGAATCATCAATAAGTTATATTTTCTTTTCATTATCTGCAGATTGTACGTTGTTTACGTCATATGCTCCTGATATATGTAATTCCCAATTTGCAGGGTCTACTTTTTCTTTAAATCTATTTCTTTGTATATTTACAGAATATATTTGCTCAACATTAGTAGATAATGATCCAGACCTGTTTGCTAAAGAAAACGTATTATCGTCTGGTGCAAGTAAAAGGTTTGCGTATTGAGAGTATATAGCTTTTGAAGGACTAAAACCAACACTTGCATATTGTGGTTGGTGAGATCCTGAACCTTTCAAGTGTCCATAAGCTATAGAAAATTGGGATTCTCTGTCTGCATTTGTAGACGAAGCTTCTCTAAATACGTCTAGATAGTATTCACCGGAACTGGCACTTTGTACAGAAGAAGTGTGAAATTCTCCCGTTGCCATAACTCCATCTTGATTAGACCACATTGCTGCAGTTATTACATCAGTATCTCCGCTTTCAACGATGTCTTCTCCACCAAACCTTTTATACAATGGTTGGAGAACTGGAGACGTTGGTCTTCTTCTAACTTGTCTTATTCTTGGAAGGTCTCTTCTACGCCCAACCCTTTCTATTTGATTTCTTCTAGGTGAACGACTAAATCTATCGCTATATTTTACCATGGTTTATCCTCTTAGTATACTGCTCGTTCTAATATATTAGAACTTAAGTTTTCTTTATTAACTGTTAAGCTTATTGTTTGTACTCCACCAGTTTCGTTACCAATAATGGTTATTGTTGCTGTTTTTGTTTCAATCGGTTGAGGTTTTGAAACAATTTGAAATCTTCTACCAACAACAGAAATAGACTTAGTACTGTCACCAGCAAAATCTGCAATGGTTGGATTAAATCTACTGTCTATTTCTCCTCCTGGAGCAATATTTAAGTAGGCTGCGTCTGTATCAGATAAAATAGCAGTATACCCATAAGTATTATTTCCGCCAGCAAAGTTAACTGTTGTAGGAGTAATAGTTGCAGACTGACCTCCAACTGTAAGAGTTATTGCAGAAGGTTGTACAGATAAAACAGGCATTCTTGCAACATTTTTAGGTAAAGTTACCAGTTTATATTTCATAGTTTGCGTTTCGTCTGGAACCGCTTCAACTAGTGGTAAAGCTTCGATAGCTTGACCGTAATAGTTTGATCCAAGAGAGTGATTAACATCCCATAAATTATAGTCTATTTCATCGTCTGCCAACGCAAACTGCGAAATATTAAAAAATTCAGAACCTTTTGCTAAAAGTTCTCTACCTTTTTTGGTTAAAATTGCATCTACTGTAATTGTTGTTTTATCTAAATATCCCATATTGTGTACTCCTTACATTTTTATTCGTATATAAATATATCTTTTCTATAAAATTAGTTCAGTTTAGCTTCCTCTATTAAACCTTCCGGTTCTAGGATTAGGTCTAGCACTTACCCTTCCAGAAGATCCACCTCTAGTTATGTTCGTTACTCTTTGTGGTCCACTTCCTTGTCCTGCGGTTTGTATTCTTCCATCTGCTCCATCATCTTTTGCCACGTATTTATATGGACTTATTTCATTAAATTCTACTACAGGCCCTCCATCAATAGTTTGAGAAGATTCCATATTAAAATCAGATCCAACAAGCTTACACCCATTATAATATACATTGTGAATTGCCGTTGCTTTATAGTCTTGAAATTGAGCAGCTTCTGATAAGGAATGAGATGGTATTGGCGTTCCAAATAATCTATCCCCTACATAGTCGCTAACCCTATTTGATAATATATGGCTTTCAGGAATTGGCCTTCCTAAAGATTGGCTATACGCTGATGCATAATAAAATAATTGTTTTTTTCTTTCAAATGAAAATCTAGATTGACTAACAAACGGTATAGTTATTTCAGTTGTAAACTTTCTATTTAATCCCCACTTATGATAAGCATCTGTTACTGCTTCTCCTTCTTGCGCAGAACTACTAATTACTATTCCTTCATATGAACTATAAGAACACGTGTAATTGTCTAAATTACCGCCACCGCCACCAGCGTGGATATTAGGGTGAGGAGGAGTATGTATTGTCATACCAATACTATCTCTTTCCCAATAAGGATTCCAAATTCTAGCACCATTTTCTCCTGTTGCCGAGACGTTTGATAAATCTACAGTTGTATATATGTATCTTGACCCTTCAAACCTATGGTCATAGTATCCTGCATAATCTACTCCGCCTTCTAATTCACCAACTGCTGTATTTATTAAGGCTTGTTCTCTTTCTTTGTTTGTTGTTGCAACAAAGTTTTTATTTATCTGTTGGTTTTTGTGGGCAGCTGTTAAGGCTTGGGTACCAGTTCTTCTTCCTTTATCAAAAGAATAGCTTGCTGCTGGAACGAGTCCTTTATAGTATGTTTGATTTCTATTTCCGTCTGGATCGTTTGCTGGGTCGGTTAAAGCGCTTTGAGATATTTCTTTATATACTCCTCCAACTTCAGTAGTGTTTCCACTAGCAGACGCTATAAATAAATTTATAGATCCATCAATTACCGTTTGTTGAAAATTATTAGTTGCGCCATCTTTAAAACTGTATCCTTCAAGGCTAGCACTAGGTCTTGCTATAATTTTAGGTCTTTCTAGTCCGTGAGGTTTAACTAATAATCCAACTTGTGCATTTGTTCTAGCAGGTAATAATTGTCTTACCGTTCTAAATAATGAATCATCAAAATATTTTAATATATATAAAAAGTCAAAAAATGACGGATTACCCGTATATTTTCTAAAATATTTTTCACGTAAATCTTTTAAAGACCCGTATGATGGTTTATATTCATCACTTGGGGCTCCAACAAAATCATCATATTCAAACGGTCCAAACTCATGAGCTATATCTAATTCTACTTCGTCTACTGGAGAGAAATAAATACCAAGTCTATTTTCGTCTACCGGGTTTTTATCTGCCGAACTAAATTCATTTTTACTTTCAACTGAAAGATTTCCTTTTAGTTCGTTATCTTCAAGTCTTATTTTTTCAGAATATGGAGAAGGTCCAATATTTCTAGGACTAAGAGTATAATATCTTTCCTCAACTTCTTCATATTGTAATAATCCAGTATTTGTAAATCCTCTAAAAGATGCTGAAGTTTGTATGTCTGCTGCATGAGTGCTGTCAGGATTAAGAAGTCTAAATCTTGTATATGAATTATCTGGGTGGCTAGATGAAACTACAGCTCCATTTACAAAGTCAACCTTATGTAAGTTAGCACCAAGACTCCATCTAGCTATCAAATCGGAAAATGAACTAGTCTCATTTGTAGAGTTTGCAATTGTTCTAGGCGCTGAAACGTGATAGTTAAAATATGACTCTGTTAAATGGTTGTGATAGACTCTCCATTCTTGAACAGACCCTGATAAAGTTTTTGCCTCAGATAAAGAATTAAATTCTGATGCTAAGTTTCCTGCCCAAATTGATGTGTGTGGATCCCCTCCCAAATATTGTTTTAGGGTACTTGCTGTTTGCGCTGTAGGATATGCATCATATAAAGTTGGGTTCGTGTAGAGCGGAGATATTTGCTCATCTCTACCCCAAGCGGAATTTAATACGAATCCAGCCTTAGTTGTTCCGTCTGTTGTGTGGCTTGCAGTAAGATTATGGCTTATTCTTCCAAACGCACTAAAGTCTCCTTGTTTTTTACAAAATAGGTCATATGTAAGGTTTTGTCCATGGTGGTCATCTATTGATACCGATTCTGTGAATGCATAATCATGTAGTACCTTATCTAATTTATCAGCATCATATCTCATAAAGGCAACGCTCCACCAATCACCATCAAATATTGGACCATAATCTGTTGATGCTGTTATTGATGTCTCTCCTTGGCTTCCACTAATTGCAAAAACCATTCTACCATAAGGACTGTCTGAAGGCGCTGAAGCATTCATTGATGTTGTGTGTTCAGCTATTATAGATAAACTACCACTATGAGTATTCCAAAGTACAGTGTTCCTTTTTAATTTTGAATTTGCAATAACTCCTTGGTGAGATAAATCTGGTATTTTAAATCTAAATTCAACTGTATCTGGGTACCTTTGTGGGCCAACATCAGCAGTTGCAACGGCCCAAGGAGCTTCAAGGTAGGCTCCTCCAAAAGCAGAACTACTTTCTATTCTTAAAGCATAATTAAACTTATCATATATTATCTTAGAATGCCTGTTTGGAAGTTTTTGAGGACCTCCATATTCATACACCTTTAATATCGTAGATGGTAAACCATAAAGATTAGTTATTGCTCTAACACTTCTTTCCGTTCCCTTTGTCTTATAAATCATTGGAAGATTGTTTAATATTCTTTTCCACAGTTCTTTTGATATATCTTCCTTTGAAAACGATTCAGTTGCTTGTGTGTTGTTTGCGTATGTAATTGATTGACTAAAGTCTGTAGTATGGTTTATATTTTCATTACCATAACTTCCAGAAACATCTGTTCCGTTTGTATATTCCCACAGGTCATTAAAGTCAAATCCTTGGTGAGGATACCACCCAAAGGACTCAAGTACTGGTTGAATAAGATCTTTAGATAATCCTTCATAGAGTGGATTACTTCTGTCGTGAATAGATAAAAGCTCTTTGGTATAAGAATATATGTAGTCAAAGTGCTGAGACATCATATCAACATACAGTTCAAAGCTGCGATTATCTTCGTCTTCTCTAATGTGGGAAGGAATAAGATTCTTAAGGCTATTTTGGTTATTTACATCAAAAATAGAAGCAGAATATATTGCTCCAGTACCGAAGTATTTATCACCAGGCGTTATGCTCCCAAACCAACGTTGAGCTTCTACAGAATTAACGCTTTCTAAATTAAACGGCTGTGTGTCTGAATTTTTAGGCCACGTTAAAGGCCAGAATTCTCCATATGATGAAGATTCATGGGTATCTTTATTGTAATATAAATGTTGTTCAAACTCATCAAACGTGCTTATTAGCTCCCTTTTCAAGTTTGTAAATTTTGTAATATTTAGTTTGTAGTGAGGAGAACCTGTTGCTGCAGTTCCTGACAATCCAATCAAGTCTGTTGAAAGAGAAGAAATTGAAGTATCATATCCTTCTATTTGTTGTAATTTGTATTTAAAGTTTTCTAACTTTTCAACCGCACTACCAAAATGAACTAGTTTAGAAAAATCTGTTCCTTCCATTTTAAAATCAAAATTTAACCTAACATCGCCTAAGCTTCCTGTTTTTTGAGATAGTCTATTTAATATTTTATCTCTAACGGTTGGTTGTGTACCAACTAACTCGTCAAAGGTTTTCCAACCGGTTGGGGTAGGGGTATCATATTGAATAGGTATGCTAAAATCAGCTGGTGCTAGGAAGTGTGGTTGGGCTGCTGGTGGAGTATACTCTACAAGTATAGGTTCAGTTATAGATTCTATTATGGCTTTAACTATCCATAACTCATCTTTTTCTTCGATATCGCCTGGTAGCGGTTCGTATAGTTTTATTACTAAAGAGTGAGGTGGTTCTGGGTATGCTTTGTAGTCAATTAGCCAATTAGTTGCTAATGCTACTTCATTTCCACCAAAGTTTAATCTTACATCGCGGAAAAAATCTACTTCTACGTCTGCTATTTCTGGGTTTTGTTCTCGTCTTCCAAAGGCTAAAAATTCATCAGATAACGATGGGTCATCTGGATCTTTTGGTCTAACCCTTATTTCCATACGACTATTTGATATTTCGTCTATAATTAAACTGTTAAAATTATTACCTACAATATTTCTAAAGAAATTATATTGTACATCAAATCTTCCAGATCTATATCCAAGATTTCTTATATCTTCATGAATACTAAGTTGAATTGTAGGAGATTGATTTTTTGTATCTTCTTGATTAACAGACCAAGTACTAATATTATATGAACTCTCTAAGGTGTTATCACCACTAATAACGTGCATTTCAACGTAGTCATCAAATAAACCAGTTCCAAAGTTGGTAAACATTGGTCTACTTTTAATAAGCTTTATATCTTTTGGGTCGTATGTATTTATTCTAGTTGCCATATATATTTTAGAGCTCCTGGTCTTTATACGTTAATTTATCTACTTCATTTGTTCCTTGGAAAGTAAATCCTGTCGAACTTTTGTGCGATTCGTATTCACTCATACTTGTAAATTTAACGTTTGGTTTTCCTGGTTCAATGAAGAAAATATTTGAAGTTGAATCTTGAAAATACTTTCCAATGGCTCTTGACCTAGAAAGGTTTTGACTTTTGCTTGCTATAGAGCTTGCCTTTGAAATTAAAGTCTTTGCTTGATTTGTTGACTTAGGCAAATCTTTTCCTTTATAAAAGTTTGGTTCTTGATTTGACTCTACCCACTGGTTTCCATTCCATTCTGCTAAGAACCATCGTCCATCTTCTGTGTCATAGTCAAAGTATGAATCAAATTGACTAAATTCTGCGTCATGATCGTCATCTCTAACAAGAGCTCCAGTTGGTAATCCATTGTCATCTAATTCCCTTAATAAACCTCCAAGAGGGTTAAGAAATATAGTTTTTGTATACGAGCTACCTTTTTCGTTTTGAACCTCACAAGTATATCTACCTCTTTGTTGTAGTTGAACATTATATAGTCTAAGAATAGGTTCGTTTCCAACTATTGCAGCTTGGGCATTTCCTATTCCGTCTGCTGTAAATCTCCAAATATAGGTTAATCCTTCGTTTTTTCTAGTACCGTCATCATCAATATAACTATATGCATCTGCATAAAAAGCAACATTATTATTAGATGGTATTTGATAACTAGGTTCTCCTAGCTCTGGTAGTGTTTGAATGGTGTATCCATCACTTCTAGTACCATCTAATAATCCATATCCTGGATAACATTGGGTATCTATCACTATAGGTGCTTTATTTGGACCATCTAATGGCTGAGGTTGAACTGCTAATTCAGTAATTTCAGTATCAACTATCCTTCTAAAGTCTGCATTGTCAAATACATATCGAGCATTTGCAATCACCATTCGTTCTCCATTTTCTTCACTATCTTCTGTGGAAATTATTATTCCAGCCGGGTTACGCACAACTTTTTCTGTTGCGACTTGATTGTTTCCGTCTTCGTCTCCTTCGTCAGAAGCTATTCTGTTTTTACCTGCAGGTCGTATTGATATTGAACCTAATGAATAATCAAAATCATCTCTATATTCAAATTGCTCTGGATTTTCTTTTGCCAGCTCAATTTTACAAGCTCGAGCAAAAGGAGTATATACCTCATCAATAGCTTCAAACCTATTAGATGAACCCTTTACAGGCCTGACAATTTTATTTGCTCCGTATTTATTTGACCTAGGTGTTATAGGGCTGGTTGGAAACCTACGCTTATTACTTCTAGCTTTTCTAGGAGAAGTTCTTCTAGATTTTCCTTTGTTTGAGTATGCCATTAGTTAATCACCTTAAATATATAATCATTATCAAAAAAAGATTGACTACTTGGAAAATCAACGTTTCCTCCAATAGTTTTAAATACAAACTTATACCTTCTTTCAGGATAAAATTGATCCATCCAGAGTTTAAAATGGTTTCCATTGCCATCAGCAGACAATTGAGTACCAGGCTCATCAAAAGGAATCACAACCTCATCAGTTACATAGTCCCTAACAGAGTAGTATGTTTGTTCGGGTAAAACCATTTGAGTTAGGGCTGCTGATACCGTGTCATATGTTTTTGCTGGAAATTTTTCTCTGACTACAAGTCTAAATGTTTCTCTAGACTTTGAGTTATATTTTGATTTTAAGTTTTTAATGTCAACGATACTTTCTGTTAGTGTGGTATCTAATACCTGTAATGCTGTTGCGTAATTGTAATCTTTTGTTACGACTTCTAGTTTTGGTTGGTATACTGTATGAGTATCGGCTGAGAAAAAACTGAGTTCTCCAAGAGGTTTTCCATTTCTTTCTTCATCAACCTCTCCTGACTCTTGTGATCCACTCCTAAGTATTATGAATCCATTTTGTTCGATTTCTTCGTTAAACCAATTATTTACTATATCGGTAACATCCAATCTTAAATCTGTTAACTCGTAATCAAACGACTGTGAAGCACTACCTGAGTTGTAATACCATGTTCCTCCTCCAGGATTATTTGAAAAAGATCCAGTACCGTCTGACCCTTCAAGCACACTACCACTAGCCCACTGGGTACCAAAGTATTTTTCTCCATCTCTATATTTCCAGCTGGATCCTTCTGTTTGGGTAACTATTATTCCACCTTCGCTTTGACGATCTATTCTTCTTCCTTTACCCATATTCCATGATTCGCTTACTGGAAAGGCTTCTATTCCGTACTTATAATCTATTGCAGCTGCTTGCAGAGTATATAAGTTGAGATAGTATTTAGGGGATGACGCATTTGGATAATTTTCGCCTAGTACTCCTGCGGCAACTGAGCTAGATAATGCTGACAAATCGAAATCTATTAGTATTCTAGAGTTAAATGTTTTAGCAGTATTGGATGATGAAACTATTTTTTGTATTTGTAGCACTTCGTCTACCCCAGTATTCATACTAGAAGTAAATTCGTATAGTGTTGTATCTCTATTTGCTTTGATTGAATATATCATTATTTTTTCTCCTAGTAGCCTACGACTTTACCTCTAATATCTTTTGATGGGTACTTGATTTCAAATATTGCTGGGTCTTGAGAAGGATAAATTACTTTGTTTTTTGTTGCAGATTGTATGTCATAAAAATTTCCAGAATATCCAGATGCCTTATCAAATTTACAATGTATTTGAAGGTCAGCAACTGTTTGTACTCCTTCAACTTTATCTAACTCTGTTGCTACATTTCCTAAAAATATTGGTTCATTAAATTGCCATTTATCTATAGCAAATATATCTTGTATTTTAAGTATACACTTAGCAAGTACTTCTTTTCCTTGATAACCAGGTAAAGGCACTATTGAAAAATCAACACCAAGGTTTATTATAAAACCGTCTTTAATATTTACTGCGTCTGTTAAAAGTCTAAATTTACTTAGGTAGTTTCTAACATTTTCTTTTGTCACTATGTTTGCAGGCGCCAATTGACCACTTGCATTATAAGCAAGCATGTAGCAATTTATAGCTAAAGGATTTGACAAAGAACCTCCTGTGTCTGGGTTTTCTTGTTCATCTTGAATTAAATATGCTTTTGCCACGTTTCCAAATCTACCTGGCATTGAATATATTCTAGCAATATAATCTTCTCTAGTTACTGCTCTATTTTGAGCAGCAAAAAACGCTAATGCATTTTGTCTTATTTCTTCTATTGTTTCAGCCGATTTTCCTCCAGCTGCTGGTCTTGGGTTGTTTACCGCTATAGATCCGTTAACAAAATTTATTGCATCTGCCGCTAATCCATCGTTGTCAAGTGAAAATGCTACCGAGCTTATATCAGTTATGGTTCCTGCTGGAACATTGGCTTCAACTCCTCCTCCAACTAAATACTTTATAGTTAAATCTGTATTTGCAGGAGCCTGTCCATATGCTCTAGTAAACATTGTATTTGATGGATCCCAGGCGTTGTCTATTTGAGAAACGTTTCCATATGGTAGTGCTAATCCAACATTGTCTGGGTTAGGAACAATTATTTCGTCTGCCTGTCCAGAGTTTCCAGCACCAAATAATATTTCAGTTGACATATCTGGCCTTATGTTGGTCACAAATCTTCTACCGGTTCTTTTTAATTTTAAAAGATAAGGAGTATCTTCATTAAATTGAGCAAGCTCTTCGTCTTGAAGGGCTGTATTTTTTACATCTACATAAGAAGTTTCTTGAGCTAAATAATCTACCTCGTAATATTTATTTCCATCTGTGTCTACAATATTTAATACCTCTATAACATTTTCTTCAGGCAAAAGTCTTTTGTCAAATTTAATTGGGCTACCAAATTCAAATGTTCTTGATTTTTCTGTTCCAGATTTTGCGTAAATACTTTTTTTCAATAAAAAACTTTCTGGGTTACCATTTGCGTCTATTTTATACACTGATATATCAGTCGCGTCAATTGAACTAGAAAAGGTAAAATCTATTGGGGCCGTCGTAAAAAATTCTTGTGCACCTTGGTTTGGAGCATTTACCCGCATTCCTTCATCTACTACTGGGGCATATCTAAAGTCAGGAACAACGTTTGCTCCTGATCCTATTGGGGGAAGTAATATAAATACATCTAGTTCTACGTTTGCTGCAACAGTTGGTTTAACCTTATAGCCTAATCCTCTTGCAATCGACATTATATTACTTCTTTCTTGAGCCTCTGTTATTAAGCTTTCTCTAAGCTGGTTATCTATATAATAAGATAATACATCTCCAACATAGGCTGCCATTTCCATAAATATCATTCCAGGAGAAGATTCATTAAAGTCGTTAAACACATCTGGAAAATAAGTTTTAGAGTAGTCTATTAGTTTTGTTCTAAACTGCTGAAAATCTTTATTTAGGTATCTTAAATCTTTTTTAATTGTTTGTAGTCCCATATTAATCCGCCTTTATGTCTAGTATAATAGTTCTTTCGTCTATTGTATTATTAATTAAACCTATAGTTAAATGGACAAT